CGGATCAACGCTACCTACAGCGTCCTGCTGCGGAGTTACGGCCTGCTCGGATTGGATTTTGGCAAGGTTGGCCTGGTGTGTTGCTGCTAGCCTTTCTGAGGTCTGGTTGTACTGCTCCTGACTGATTTTCTTCGCCGCCAGTGCGGTATTCAGATCCTCAACATCATGCTTGTAAGTGGCATTCTCACGTGACTCAGGAAGAAGCTTCTGAGCTGCAGCCTCTGCCTTGATAGCGTTGGCCGTATCCCATTTTGTTGCCGCATACTGTCCGGCCAGTGCAATCTGCTCTTTCGTAGCACCTTTACCAAGGGACTGCTGCGCATTCAGGATCGCCTGTTCACGGCTTAGTTTGCTTGTGGAGTCGGCAGCAAGCTCAGATTGCTGTTTGAGGTTCGCCAGTTTCTGGGCAATGGATTCTGCCTGGGTAGCCCCTTTCTTCTGTTCTGACTTGAGGGTCTTCTGCGCCTCAGTATTTTTGTACGTGGCGGCAGCGTCATTCTCCATCTGCTTGGCATGAGGATCATCTTTTGCAAAACCGGCATCTTCTGCAGCATATTGTGCCTGCAGACGGGCTCGAGCCTCCCCCTGCAGTTTCGACAGGGCAAGGTTACGCTGAGACTGCTTAATCAGGTTCTTCTGACCTGCAGTTAAGTTATCTGTCGAACGTTTAAGGCTATCGACATTAAATGACGCGTTTGCAGCCTCCCTGGCAAGCTCAATGATAGGGCCTAACAATGCATTAATAGCTGCTTGCCCATCGCTTGATGCTGGCTGAAGGCTTTGTAATTTAAGCGCCAGAGCCTGTAGAGCCTGAGGCGATGGATTCTTGCTTAATTCAGATAATTGCTTGGATAACTCGAAGGCCTGCTGATCGCTAATGCTAAATTTCGATGCTAACGCGCCAACAGTATTAGCAATGCTCATCCCTGTGGCATTCCATTCCATGCCAGCAGAACTTATCTGCTTGAGTGCATCAGAGTAATTTGTCGTGGTTATATCAAGTGCAGCTAGGCGATCATTAAATCCCTTAACCGATGCATATCCGCCAGAGAAAGCCGATAAAGCTTTGTCGCCAAAAGATATAAACGAATCTGATGCATCGCTAATGGCTTTGGGTATTTTAGCGATCGCCTGGTTGTATTCAAGAAGAGCCTGGTTACGCATCAACGTGGCTACTTCTGAGTTGGTTTTAGCCAGGTATGCGTATTTATCAGATAGCGCAGCCACACCGTTTTGAGAAACGTTGATCACCTTGTCCATCGCTTCTGCTGCATCTTTCAAGGCATCCATGGCTGTCTTACCGCCATTAAGCGAAGTGATCAGAACGCCAGCGAGGACAGAGCTCAGCGCAATGATAGAACCGACAATCGCTCCGCCAGGGCCGAACGCACCAGCAAGCTGAGACCCCTGCTGAGCGAACGCTACTAGAGCAGATTGTCCGCCCTGCACCTGGATAATAAAGTCCTGAACCTGATAACCGGCCTGCTGCATGCTGGACTTCCAGCTGCCAGTACCTTTTGCGCCATTCTCAACGCCAGTCTTCATGTCATACAGGCGACCGGTCAATTCGCCGATCTTCTGTTTTTCTTCGTCGGTTGCTTTCGACCCAGCGCGCAGTTGGGCTGCCAGGACAGCAGCACTACGCGCTCCATTCTCCTGCGCCTCGTCCAGCACCGCCAACTGGTTACCCAGCGCCTCGATGATGGATTCCGCGCGATTAAACTCACTGTTAGCGCCGCCGGTACCGCTGCGAGCCTCTTCCATTGCGCGGGCAATGCCGCTCACGTTGGTGTTCAGCTTGCGCAACTGGTTATCCATGGAATTGGCATAACCGGCCAGTTCAGTAAAAGCGGACCCGGTTTGTGACGCGCTCTGGTCGAGGTTATCCATACCCTTTCCGGACTGCTGGGCCGCAGAGTCCAGTTTGTCCAGAGCATCAATGGCCTGCTTGCCACCCTGCAGCAGCGGCTCTACGTCGGCGCTGATTTCATAAACGATGCTGCCGGCGCTCTTCTGGTCTGCCATGTCATTCTCCGGTTATTGCTTTGCTTTTGCCCTGCGCGCGGCCTGTTTAGCCAGGTAATCGTCGGCGATACTGTCGTACTCTTCGCGAGTAAAACCTTTCTGATCCGGGTATTTCGCTGCCAGTAGCATCTGAAATTTTGTCATTGTCAGCCTCACCGCCTCTGCCTCGCTCATCCTAAAATGAGTCTGCGCGGCGACGATGTAATCCAGCGCCCTAAACTCGGTTGTCTTCTCACCCGTTTCGTGTCTTTGTAGCTGCCTTACCTTCGCTTTCCCGACAACTCCGTGCTGCATGAGATGTTGAGCCAGCACGATTATGTCGTTCTTAGGTATCTGTCCAGGACGGTATACAACGCAGTTACTCCATGCTTTCCACTCGCCGATCATTGGCGTCAAATCATCTTCACAGCAGGCCTGCAAAACTTGCCATGATGTAAAGAAAAGCTTCTCAGCGGCACGGTTGAATGATGGAGACAGCCAGGCAGGGAAACGTCCCAGCGTGCCAGCGCACACCTCGATCAACTGGGCGACATCATTGCCATGTATGGTGGCGTAGGCCTGGACAATCTCTTCCGGCGCTCCGATCCTCGCCATGGCCTCGAATGAAGGCCGTAGAAGGTAGTCTTTCCCGCCCTCGCGGCTGTCGCTGATAGCGATTTCGCCAATATCGGTTAAAGCTGTCATAGGTCTTCCAGTAAACGGTCATTATCAAGGGCAGCACGCCGCCCTTTGGAATGTCCGTTAAGTAACAGTAACCGTATGCACGGCCACAAAGTTGCCGTCTTCGGTATTGATGATGATCTGCGCGCTGCCGGTGGCGACACGGTTCACCGTAACGGTGGTACCGGATGCCGTAGCAGTGGCTTTGGTTGGATCGGTTGATGCGACGGTGAAGTCTTTGTTGGTGGCGCCAGTTGGTGCGATATTCACCGTGAAGGTACTGGTGCCGCCCGCCGCGCCTGTGCTGGTTGCCGGGGTTACCGTCACTCCAGTCACTGCCACCGTAGTGATTTCGTTCACTTCGATGGTGCTTGCATCGCCGACTTTGAACTCGGTAGAGAACGTGACGATATCGTTGGTACCACCGTCAGAACTCAGCGCGTTAATGTTCATGTAGCCGATAAATTCGATCGGGCCGTAGTCCATGCGCACCCACATGCCAGGCTGGCGCTTGGCCTTCAGCTCGTCAGCGAAATACTTGATGAACTTGCCGACACCGTACTGGTCCAGCTTGTCCTTCTTACGCACTTCACCTTCAAAGCTCAGGGTAAAGTCACTGTTGGTGATGATGGTCTCGACATAGCCGCCGCCGTCATCCGCATCAGAGGTAACCGAGTTCGGGTTGAAGTCGAAGCCCTTCGACGTACCAGCGGCCAGCGCCATCCACTCACCTTCGAGTGGCTTGACGTCCGGGCAGCCATCGGCGACTTCCAGCACGACCGCACCGCCGAACAGGCGCTCGTTCGAGTTCTGGCAATTAGCCATGTGAAACTCCTCTTTGACGTATAAAAGAAAACCCGCCGAAGCGGGTTATTTGGTTGGGATGGCTATTCGCCGTAAGTGCAGGCGAACTGGAGTCGGAAGACTATTCGCCCTTCTTCTGTGAGCACCGGCGCTGGGATTGCGCCCATGTTCTGGATGTAGCCGACGCACTCGTCAGCCATGGGGTTAGCCTGGACGTAATCGACGATGCGCTGCACGGCATTGAGTGCATCTTTGCGCTTATCTTTTGCGCCTACGACGTCGACCAGGACGTAATACTCAGAGCCGAGGTCAGTCCGAATATTCGACCCGCCGTTAGGCCTGAACACCATGATCGCCTTCGACAGGTCTCCTGGGTCGTCGTACATCAACTGTTGCACCGTGAAGCCGGTCGTTAGCCCGGCATCGCCGAACATGTTGCGCACCCGCTCGTACATCATGGGTGTCATAGCGAAAGCTCCTTGCGCATCACCGCGTCAACGTTATCGCGCTCGTCATTCGCGCCTTTGGTCAGGAATTGCGGCTCACCATGCGGATCCCAGTAGTTGCCCGTTCCGGTCCCGCCGCCGAACTCTTTCGGTTTCTGCGGACCGAACTCAGACCGGTTACTGGTCACGCCGAAGTGCGCGCGCGGCTGGCCTTTCAGCTTGCCGGACGCTTCGTGCACGTACGCGGCATAGTTGGCTGAGTAGCCAATGCGCCCGGTGATGAACACGCCGCCAGCGTCGATTTCACGGAACTGACTGTTAATCAGTGTGGAGGTGTCGATCGGGGTGTAATAGGCTGCCCGGGTGCCGATAAGCATCATCGCCGACTGCAGCGCGCGGATTACCTTGCGCCCCTTCACATCGTTGATGACATCGTTCAAGTGCTTCTTCGCCTGGCTGATGCCCTTCACTTTGATGCCCATGATTTTCTCCAGGCAATAAAAAAGGCCGCCGTGGCGACCTTATCTGAATTTTTTGCTCTACTTATACGTGATGCTGATTTCTTTTGAGTCCTCTGACTCTTTCCATTCCAATTGAATGAGAAGAGAAGGATCCTTGCGAATTAACTCAGCAATTTCATTAAGCTTATCCGCAACAATTCCCGCTGACTCTGGAGTGAAATTACCAGTGTTGTAACCGCTGACTTCAGACATGAATGCCTCTCAAACAGATGGGTTTAGAAGACTCTATCATACTCCCGTCAGGATGGCGTAATCATCCGCCAGGCGCTCGAACGTGTCGGCGTAGCGGATAACCTGCCGCACCTCGTCGGCACCAGCCACAACCGGGTCGGCTTCGGTTGACAAGCCAATCAGCAGATAATCACCTGCGGCCGCCAGCGCGAACTCGCTCCAGACGGTGTTCTTCACGACGATTTCAGCGCCAAGGCTGGCTAACTTCTTGCTGAGTCCGCCCTCGTAGTCGCATAGGATTTGCTCAGGTTCGGCATATCCCAGCGGGTCGCCGTATTCGTCATTGCCTTCCAGTTTGCGCCAGATGGTCGCCGTGGCGGTATAGCTCCAGTTCGCTACCGATGACATTAGCCCTCCTTCCAGCTCAGCACCTTCGCGCCAGTGGCCCGGATGCGCTCACAGTTGATATGCCACTCCCCATCCGATTTAACGTAGCCGGTAGTCTCCCGTCCGGTGTCGGTCATCACCCAGACGCGAGTAAATGAGCGCGGCAGGCCGTGCTTCACTGATTTGTACGTCATCAGCAGCCCCCGACCACATCAAAGAACCCGACACTGTTACCCGCGCTGATTGGCAATTCGCCTGTGCATCCGCTGGTATCGAGACGGGCCAGCGAGTCACGCAGCCAGGTGATGCCGTCGTCTCCATATTCAAACGAGCGGGACGCGCCAGACGGCGCACCCTGTGATTTGATGCGGCGAGCCCCGGACGACGTAGCCATAAGCGCGGCGGCATACATCAGGATCAGCTTCGCGGTGCACTCGTCATACCCGGCCCCGTCGAGGCATGGGATGATTTTGTTCACCACGCAGAGAATCGGATCCAGCAGCGCGCCCGGAATGGAGTAACCCAATTCACCGAGGAACGCCTGCACGTCTGCCGCTGTGATTGGGTCAGCCATGGTTATTTCGCCTTTTTGATTGATTCCGCGAGTGCGGCTTCTGCTTCATCTGCGCGTTTTGTTTCTGCTGCCAGCGCGTCGGCGTGAGCCTTGTCTTTTGCTTCACCATCGGCGATTAGCTTTTGGTTCTGCTCCAGCGCGTCGGCGAGTTGCTTTTGCAGGCCAGACAAGTCAGCAGACGGGGCAGTAGGAGTTGCCACCTCAAACATCAACTTTTCGCCCTTCTTCTTGTCAGTGTCCTTTGCTTTGCCAGACGCTTTCCAGCGAGCAGCCGTCGCATCGTCGACTTCTACTACCGCACCAACCTCCAGTTTGCGGAGGTTGGCACCGGCGAAGATG